GTTCTGAAGAGCAATGCGATCCGCAATTTCTCCGGCCACCGCGCTGCTGAATGATGGGTAGAGGTATACGCCACCCATAAGGTCGACGTGGATATACCACGTACCCTGGTCCCGAGCTACGCCATCGATCCAGCCGCTGGGGCTTACAAATAGCAATGTGGATGTTGCAGATATAGTTATCCTGTCGCCAGTAAAAAAACTTTTGCTGGCCGCTTCAAAACCAAAACGGTTGGACGTAGTGTTCACGTCCGCTGAGTTTAATGAGAATGTTGTGGTCGTAGTATCTGACGGCCTACGTAAATTTACTCTGCCAGTTGCTCCTAGATAGATTGCCATTGTTACACCATAGCAACGGTAAAACCGTCTGTCACTTTATAGTTAATTCGGGCCTCCATTACGTCGCCAGTTCTACATGAAATTGCTACTTGTGTGATAATGCAGGCAAACTTAATTTGCCTGTTGCCGTATATAAGCGTCAAAGTGACTGGCGCAGATGGCGCGTTACCTGTATTGATTACTTTATTGACCAGTGCTTCGGGCGCACTCACTGTGCCCTCGATGTAGTACAGAATTGTGGCCGAACCGTCAGCGTCGGTGTTCCCTGCGATGTATGACTCGTTGCTATGTCCCAGTGGTGTCGTGCGGAGAGCGTCAACGCTGGCTGAGATTGACCACTCGGTCACCTTAGCTATCGTCACCCCACCTAGTCTGAGTGCTCCGTCGCGGCCTGTGTAGTAGGTCATGGCTCTGAGGGTCTACGCGACCGGAACTGATACTAGCCGAACGCTTACATTATGCCGCCCTTTTATCGAAGGAGCTATGCTCGGTGGTTCTCCGTAGCGCCATCGCACTCGCTTGGTGTTGTAAAAGGTTGCGCGACCGGAATCGAATCCTGCGAACACTGGCGCAGGCAGGGTAAACAAATTAAATGTTCCGTTTTCGTTGTAATGGTTGTAGATCTTAAGCATGGCGGATTCTTTTAAGTTAGCAAAAGTAAGTTCCAGGGCGCTGCTACTCCGTAAAGCGGAATACCGGATGGACGTTTGGGCACCGTTCAAGGCTGTGTACGTGTTTCCGGGATAGTTCCCCGGATTGAACGTGCACGTGCTTGGAGCCAGGGAAGGAAATACTGTCATGACATGACCTCCACTTCACCCGTGAGCATCTCTCTCGTAATGATACTTCTGCCCTGTGTATCCAGAGGGAAATGCGTTGCGTTCACTTCGATTGTGCCGTCTATGTTTTCTGTAAGAGAATCAAGTAGATAGTATTCAATGTCAGTCGTGGTTTGAGGTTTTTCAGCTGTACCCGAAATCAGTTGCAGTTTTACTGCAAAAAATGCACCGGGTTTTTTGTTGGCAAAAAATTGTGTGCCAGTGAACGTCAGGGTATGTGAAACGTACTTTCTGTACGCAAGCAAGTAGCGTGCGATGTAGATCGCATGAAATTCGGTCGTACAGAAAAGTGTCATGTCGTACTCTTCGTGTACTGCCGTTTCTGGCGTACCCTTGTACCGGACAAGTGTAGTTGTGATAGAACTGATTTTTGTAGGTGTTTGTTTACGCCAAGTCATGACGGCGTGGAATGGCTCTTGTTGTGTTTTTGGTGTGTAATTTTTTGTGTAACTATCAGGAATTATGTCAGCAGCGGTTACTGTAAATTCAGGTGTTAGTTTTGTCGTTTTAGGGTTGAAATCGTCCGTCAAAGGTAGAAGCGGAGCTAAACCGGCTTTACCGTCATTGAGTACCAGCCGCGTCAGAAAATAAGGGGCTACTGTATTTATAAATTCTCGCAGTGAAGTCGTAGTAGTAAGTGCTCCATTAAAGTACATACCCATTCTGTTAGTGAATTTTGCTGCTCTTTTTAGGGATGCGCGATCGATCAAGCCGTCAGACAAATTCGCAGATTTTTGGAGGAGGTAGTAGACAAGGTCAGCGAAGTTATCGCTGGCTCCGTAGGTGTAGTTGTTTAGAACGCGCTTTACACGAAGACCAGATCGACAGAAAATAAACAACTGGTTTAAGTAGTCCTTAGGAGGGTTAGTGATTATTGCAGCGTAAGCGCCGATGGTGATGTCGTCGTAAAGGCGAGACTGAGGGACGGTGAATTTCGTGCCAGGTAAGCCTGGGCGACCTGGTTCCAGCGGGTTGACGATGTAGACATCAACAAAGTCACGCTGGTAGAACTCCCTTATTACAGTCTCGTCTTTCCAGGACCAGCCGCCATCTCCGCTGTAAGGGGTGTTCGTGTATGCGGTGCGGTCTGGACGCTTTGGTCGTTCTTCGGACTGTGTAAACGGTTCGTAACATTTTTGTGAATTCCCCGGATCGTAAACGACAGCGTATCTAGTACCTCTTCTATAGGCTCTATTCACCCTGGCTATCCGGTTTACATGAGCTAGTTCATTATCTGTCTCTGGGAATTGGCGCCAATTTCCACTCTGGAGCGGATATGGATCGTATTCAAACCACACTCCCTTTTTTACAAAATAAGGTTCGTCTTTAAGTGCATCAACTACGGAATAACATGAAGTAGGTCGGTAAGATAGATTCAGTAAGCTACGTCCTGTGTACCGCACAGGAATGGGATTGATTAGGTATTCCCATTGCCCAGCAACAGTGTGAGAAATCTCTACCGTTTTCCTCTCTTTTTCGGCCAGTGAAACAGTGGTGTGGAATGTCCACGGTATAGATTTTTTGGCCTCGGTCGAAGTATTCCTAGGAATCCTTCTGTAATACACATCGAAAGTGACAGAGTCCTGCCAGATCTTTCTGAACTTGCTTCGCATGGCAAGGTCGTAAGTCCTGCCGATATTCCCCAAAAGGAACTGTAGAGTTTTTGTGTCGATACCGCGTAAATTGATCGTGTAAGGATAGATATACGGCACTATGCGCATACCATTCATTGATGAATACTCGCCGTCTATAGTGCCCGAAGCAACCGTATTTTCCAGTACAAACCTTGTATAGCGGATATTGTTACCGAGGCTTTCTATAATAGTAAAGGAAGAATCATCAAGCTCTTGTGGATTGTTGATGTCTCGAGTTCCAGTACTTACGTTCGTGCGTCTGTCGTTTGTGGTTAAAGTAAAGGCGTCGGTTTTAGTCCGTGTAATATAATAACCGTCTACAATATCACCAGATGTAAATACGTCGGGAATACGCTCGTAGGCGTAATCCCAGTCCACGCCTGTAAGACTGGCCGTTTCAAATAATTGTGTTGTTCCAAAGTAAACATCGGTATCGCGGATATTTCTGACGTCACCTTCGCTGATGATAAAAGCAAAGCGGCCTTCTTCCGGTGCAGATTTTTTATGTGCCGCCTTAAAAAGGGGAGGTGCGGTCCAGACACCGCCGCTTCCGTTCGGAAGTACAGGCTTGTCGACTGGACCTCCTGCGGGTGCGACCGACGGCGGACGATAGACGCCGAAGACCAGTGGTACGGCCTGCCCCAGCTGAACAATGCTCTGTTCGCGTGCGCGGTCTTCAAACGTCGTGGTCTTCCGTACCGTCAGCGACTTGAGTAGCTTCGCCTCTGTCCCCGAAATATCGGGTTGCTGGGGAAATAGTGGGTTACTCATCAGGACATCGGGCGCAGCGTGGTTGGAATCCCACGAAGTAAATCTACGGTCACTTTGCGCGGAGGAGCGTAAGCGTTGCTCAAGTCAATACTGTTAATCAGTTTTGCAGTCACAGTTGTTAATGTGCGGGTGATAATTTCGATGCGCCCGATGTATGCGGACACTAAAGTGCTCTTTTTAAAGTTACCGGAACTTATGTTGGTGTTGGATAGCTCGAGTGTTCGTGCAGTGATTATGTGCCCCAGGTCTCTGTATTCCAGTAGTAGTTTTTCTGTCGCAGGCAAAAATGGAAATTCAATACTGAACTCTCCTGTATCGCCATCTACGCCGCTAGTAAAACTCATGCAGGTAAATGTTTTGTAGCTGTAACCGTCTGAAGTTTTCTTGTTGTAAAAGTAGTTTTGCCAGCGAGCAAGCACAGGGGATGCCTGTCCCGGTGCTTCGCTGACAATTAGCTGCTGCGCATAGTCAAGGGCCATCAAGCTATACCGATTGACTTGCGGACTTGGGTATTGTACTGAAGCATTTTAAGAGTAGCTCGGACGGCCGTGTCTGCAGTGCTGCGCAAGGATTGCGCCATATCCTGCTGGGACACGTAGGTTTTTCCGTCAAGCTGCATTACAGGTCCAGTGGTCACGTTGATTTGGTTGCTGATGCGCGGCATGTTGGCGCCCAAGGCCGATGTGGAACTGCCTTGACCGAAGCTGCCTTCGCTGTCGACGGGAATGGTCGCTTCACCTCGGCGTCCGGCAGCATAGCGATCCATCGCGGCAGCCATTTTGCTTTCGGGAATAACAAACTCGCCCTCATTACCTTCGCCGATAAGACCCACAGTAGGTTTATCGACGTAACCACCAGCAGCAAAAAATCTTGAGGGACTCGGGAATCGTGAAACTATGCCTTCTTGTGTAATAGTTCTATCCTCACTGCCGCGTTCGCCCTGTTCCTTGGCGCGGTTAAACGCAAGCTGCTCCAGGGTCATCTTGCGGATTGCCTCAGCCTCTTGGAATCTGTACCCAGCGGCTTTAATGACCAGTGCTAACTGATATTCCATGAGCTTGAGCATCTCTTTGGACTGCTTCAACGTGTCGACCTCCGTCCCGGTCAGTTTCCGGACAAGGCTTATTTGCTGCATTTGAAGGGCAAGTTTCTGGTGCTCCAGGCGAACTTGGTACAGTTTTATGCGGGCCTGCTCTACTTCTACCTGGATCTGCAGTACGGTCTGGCGGTATGTAAGTTCGACTTGTTTGACACGAAGGGCGTAGGCTTTATCAAGATCGCCTTCCTGTTCAGCACGTTGGATGAGCAGATCGTTAATTGCCTTCTGAGCAGCAAACTGGGCGTTAAACAGGTTTGTTGTGGATTGAATTACCTCGCTTGCTGTTTTTAGGGATGTGAAAAACTTTTCGTTGTTTATGGTTACGACGATCTTTACGTCCTTAAAGCGTGCAATCTGTTCCTTGATTCTCTCGATCTCTTGCTCTTCCAGTCTGAGCTTGAGGTTTACCTCCTGAAGTTGTAGACCTGCGATCTTGTTTTTAGCGTCGAGAATCTGCTCGTCAGTAAGTAGAGGTTTAAGCTGAGCCAGCCTACTTTGTTCGTTGTTAATTTGCTGCTGCACCAGTAGCAATTCGTTTGCGGTTATCAGGCGTTCTGCCTCTTGCTGAGTAAGGGTGTTGTTTAGCTGAGCGATGCGTATGGCAATCTCTTCCTGCATCTTGGCAAGTTCGAGTTGCTTGGTGCGAATATTTGCTGCCTCGTTGATCGCTTCTTGGATACGCAGTTGTTCCTGTAGCTTGTCTGCTATCTCTATCTCTTCGATAAGCTGGTCCCGCTTTATCTTCAGCGCGTTCACCCCTTGAGTTACTATCTCTATGCTTGCTGCTCTATTCTGGTCATAAAACTCTTTTATTTCCTTGTCGCTATCTGCTTTAATTTGTGCAATTTTTTGCTCTTTGTCTATAAGAGCGTTGATGGCTTTTTCTTCGGCTGTGCGTCCCAGGGTGCGTTGTTTTTCAAGATCTAAAATCTTCTGCTTAGCAAAAATTTCTTCGTAAGTTTTGTCGAGAAGAAGCTGGACTTTTGCATTGGCTTTTTCCAGTTCTTCGTTAGGCATCTTAAACGCTTCGCTCAAACCCTTAAGCCCAGGAATACTTTTAAGCCAGTCGCCTGCAGCACTAAGTATGCTATTGATAAATTTAAGTGCTACGGCCAAACCCTCTGTCAGCAGGCCGATAAATACATTGAGCGGTGCTTGTATTATCGAGAACAGGCCGCCTAGAGCAGCAGTAAGATCATCACTACCTTTCTTAGCTATAGCAAATGAATTCTCAATATCCTCTTGAGTACCAGTGCCGATCCCGGTTTGTTTGGTAATCTCTTTTTGTATTTGTAGGCGAGCTTGGTCTAATTCACCTAAGCGAACTAAACGCTCTACTTGAACTTCAAATGCGCTGTTTACGAATAGCACACTATCGCGCAGCCCATCTACGTTTAGTGTCTTTGCAGCAGCTTGCAGCTCCGCAAATTTTTCTATTACTTCGTCTACGTTCATACCCACAGCCGACATCGCAAGGCTCAATGCCATGCCCCATGGGTTTCCCATTGCTCCGCCGGCTAGACCGCCGAGGAAACCACCTGCGGCTGCGCCGGGTCCACCGCCAAATAAGAGAGGGAACGCACCGCCAATAATGGCGTCTGCCATACCCGGTTTGGCGGCTAGTTTGCCGAACAATCCTGGTTCTGTAGCGGGCGGTAGTGCGGGTGGTTTACGTCCTTTTTCATACTCGGCATAGACTTCTCGTGCTTTTTTGCGCACCCGCTCTAGGCGAGCCACCCTTTCTTCCTCTGTTTTTGCGATTTTGCGGTTGATCGATTCAATGGTCTGTAGACCGCGAGCTTGCTCCTTCAGCATTTCGCTGCTAGGTAAAGCCTTAACTTGGCTCAGTTTGACTGCCGAGAGGTATATACCCTGATAAATCTGGGCAAAGTGATTAAATGCAGGAATTTGCTGTTGTGTTGCTGCCGAAAAACGCAGAGCCATGTCTGCGGCAGCCTGCGTTCGAGCGGCTAATTTGCCCGCCGCACCAACTAGCATTTCGTAATTTTGTAGGGCCGCTCTTGCCCCACCGCCTAAACCGCCAACCACTTCTCCCTTGAAGGCTGTTTGACCAGCCATTGGCAGTGCCTTCGGTCCACCAAACGTGAACTGCATTCCTGATGCGGAGGCTGCTTGTGCTGCTTCTGCAGCTGCAACTTCTCTTAGTAATCGTTTGCGATCTTCCAATCCCCGCATGATTTCGCGGTTTGCTGCTAAATACGCGCTTGCTGCGTCTCTGGCACGGCTGGTGCCTAAAGCGGCCTTGTCAAAGGCATCAGTGGCATCTTTTAAAGCAGAATTCAGATTACGAATGCTGCGAACAAAATCACCGTCAAATGCCTGCTTTGCATAATTGTTGAATCTATCTACACCTTTTGCGGCTGCTTCGATCTGCTCCTGTAGTGCCTTTACATCCTGGATACCCTTAACCGCAATAGCAATACTCGCGGTATAGGCCACGGCTGTAGCTCACTGTGATCTGGTACTTCAGTCTACGGCGTTAAAAAGCCGCCGGGTTAGCGGCGGCGAGCTTTTTTGTAGGCGGCCTCCTCTTCGTCGGCACGTATCTTGTAGTACACGTACCAGGCGGCGAGCTCGTCTTCCGTCATCCGGTTGCGGAGTTCGCTTAAGGTCATCCCCAGCTTTTCGGCTACGAAAAACTGGGTGCGCATGGTTGCGTCCTTTTTTAAGGCAGCCTCAAGCGCTTTTGGTGTCGATTTCGCCTTCTCCTTCGGTAAGGATCGCCAGCATCAGAGATTGAAGATCCTTGTCCTTGACTTCGTTCTTGAGGATGTCGATCTCCCCAATCTTGAACAGCTTTTGGCCGCTCTCGTCGCAGGCTTTGCTGATGAGTAGCTGCAGAGCAAATTGGGTTGCGTCGTCGCTCTTAGCTTGCTTCTGTGCTCGCTCGCGCTCGGCCATCGTCAGTGGGGTTACCCACATCTCAAATGTCGAACCGTCACTGAGATCGACAACCCGCTTGGTGGGTTCCAGATTGGCTGCCTTCCGCAGGCGATCCAGTGCGCTAAGTGAGGTGGAGGTAGGCATAAAAATGCTCTGTGCGACCAAACTATAGTGTAGCGGAGTAGAAAATAAAAACCCCGGCGGGTAGGCCGGGGTCGGTGTCCTCACGCAGTCCGTAGATTATCAGGACTTGCTCAGATCGAAGGTAGGCGTGGAGCTGGGGCGGAAGGCAATCTCCACGCTCTGGCCATCGTCGGGGTTGACGGTGAGGCTGGCCGAGGTGACGATCACAGGAACAGTGATCGAACGGCTCTTGGTGTCATCGACCGTACCGCCAGAGATGATGCGGTCGATGTAGAGCTTCATCGTCGCACCAGCCTGACTGGACTGGATCACGTCCTCGACCATCCGGCTGGCGAGGGTGGTGTCGTCATCGGTGGTATATACCGTGGCGGAACCAGAACCATCCGCGAAGCCGGTGATATAGGCGCGGAAGGGGGCATATTGGCCGGGGGTCTGGCCAATGGTGGTCACGTCGATTTCGGAACGGGTGATCTCGAAGCTCCACTCACGAACCGATCCAACAGCGACAGGTGCTGCATAAGCAACCTTGAAGACGTTGGG